ATTACATGAAGACTTCTTCAACTATCTCAATGATCATAAAAGAATTTCAGTCACGTGGTCATGTTCCCCAAAACTTTCAGTTTCAGGAGAACCTTGGGAAACTGCTATACTCCCTAATATTGCTCGTGAGTATAGCCTTGTTGATGGTAGTGACATTTACCTTAAGTTTGTTGTCGCTAGTCAAGATGATTTTGAAGAAGTTACAAGAGCTGTGGAGGCTTACAGAGGTGCCGGGGTACAATGTCCGGTATATCTTATGCCGTTGGGCGGACGCAGTGAAGAATACAATCTCAACGTCAAAGAAGTCGCAGAAGCATGTATGGAGCGAGGTTGGCGCTTCACACCAAGACTCCACATATCCCTATTCGGAAATGCGTGGGGGACTTGAGAATATGTTTGATCCGGAAGAATTTATTAATGATCAACACAAACGGGCAATGCAAGCACACATTGAAACACCCGAACAACGTGCAAGAGAGGCAGGACTATAATGGGATGGTGGAAAAAACTAATTAGAGATGCAGGAATTAAAAAGAAAATTGAAGAACCTGTAAAAGAAAAGACAGCAGAAGAAGAACGTAGAGCTATTCTACAGCGAGAAAAAGAAGATGCAACTCGTGCTGGTAAAGCATGGGTAGGAGTACTTGATACACAGGTCAATCCCGATAATATTAAGAATGGATTTTTTGAACTTGACTGGAATAACCAATTTATAGAAGAACTACTTGATGCAGGATATTCAGGTGAAACTAATGAAGACATTGTAAATGGATGGTTCCGTACTATTGCTATGCAGATTTTGGAAGAAGACGGACTTGACAAAGATAGAGAAATGGGTTATATTAATGTTAAACCTATAGACAAGGACAAATCAGAGGTAAGTTAATGACCTATATACTAGTAGATACTGCAAACACATTCTTTCGTGCAAGACATGTAATTAGAGGAGATGCTGACACAAAACTTGGCATGGCATTCCATATTACACTTAATTCAATTAAGAAAGCATGGCAAGACTTTAACGGTAGCCATGTGGTGTTTTGTTTAGAAGGACGTAGTTGGCGCAAAGACTACTATGAACCATACAAGCGTAACCGTCAAGAAACTCGTGACGCAATGACTGAGTCGCAAGCAGAAGAAGATAAACTGTTCTGGGAAGCGTTTGATCATTTTAAAGAGTTTGTTACAGATAAAACTAATTGTACTGTTCTTCATCATCCACAACTCGAGGCAGATGATTTAATTGCAGGTTGGGTACAAAATCATCCTAATGATAAACATGTTATTATTTCAACTGACGGTGACTTTGCACAGTTAGTTGCACCTAATGTTAAACAGTATAATGGTGTAACAAACACAGTAATTACACACGAAGGATATTTTACAGACAAAGGCAAGCCGGTCATTGACAAGAAAACAGGTGAACCTAAGCCAGCACCTAATCCAGAATGGCAGTTGTTTGAAAAGTGTATGCGTGGCGACACTAGCGACAATGTTTTCTCTGCATATCCAGGTGTGCGTAAGAAAGGCACAAAGAATAAGGTAGGTTTGTTAGAAGCATTTGCTGACAAAGGTACAAAAGGCTACAACTGGAATAACTTGATGTTGCAGCGTTGGGTAGATCATAACGGTGAAGAACATCGTGTGCTTGAAGATTATAATCGTAATGTTGTGTTGTGTGACTTATCTGCACAACCTGCAGAAATTAGAGAGATAATTAACACAGTAATTACACAAAACAAAACAAAAAACATTTCACAAGTAGGTTTACGTCTTATGAAGTTTTGTGCTACATGGGATCTACAACGTGTAAGTGAAAATGCTCAGTTATATGCTGAGCCATTACAAGCGAGGTATATGGGATGACTGTAAGAGCAAAAGAAATATTAGATGGTAAGTTTTGGATTTTAGAAGATCAAGGTGTTAAAATTGCAACGCTTTCGCTATCAGATGATAGATATATTTTAAGTGATACAAATGGAACAAGATTTGTAAAAAATGCAAAACAGATAGAAAAATCTTTTGGAAAAATTGATTGGGCAAAATTAGAAATTACAGAAGTAACAAACAAAGAAGTTCATGGGTTTGATACAAGTTGCATACCTCATAATCCATTGTTTGATGTAAAAAATAAACTTCCGTTGTTTACAAAAAGTCCAAAATCTAAGAGCTTATATTGTGCTGGATATTTTATTATCCGATTCGAAAAGGGTTGGGTTAAGAGTTTTTGTCCTAAATTAATTACATTAGAAAGATACGAATATAAAGGCCCTTTTAAAACTAATTTAGAGATGCGTACAGAATTGAGTAAAGCAAATGCCAAGTGATCCTATCAATACAATTCCTGTGCAACAATTTATTTCGCAGGTAAAAAGTGCTGACGCAAGTAATGCAAAAGAAGTAAAACTAGACATTCAAACAGCAAAAAAACTAGCGTTTACATTAGGTGAAGTTATGACAAAACTCAACGGTAATTTAGAAGAAATATTAGAAAAAAAATATTCTAGAGAAGACGAAACAATTAAGGTTGAGTTAGACGGCGGAAATCACTGGTAAAATCGGATAAATATATGCGTATATAATTAAGGAAATACGCATATGAGTAGACCAAAACCTACAATATTGTTAGAACATATAGATAAAAAAACCTATAAAAGCGAACAAATTCTAGATGCGGATGCCATATGGGCAGTGTTCTATAACAATAAACCTTTTAATTTAAAATCATCAAATAGTCTAACAAATTATCCAGGACCTAAATATAAAAAGGTTAGTTTTTCTAACCCAGGTCATGCAATTAATCTAGCAAAAAAACTTAATGATATGTTTTCTTGTACAGAATTTACAGTTGTTAAATTGTCATCTGGCGAAACTGTTAATATAGATAATGAGTGATGAACTGGAAAGAAACATACACAAAAATTTTTCTTAAAAATGCAGGTAAATCAATAAATGAAGCCAGCATTAAAGAAGTTATGCCTTTATGGTGGCAGAATACACGGTCAAAAGAAACGGGTGGATTACGCCTTACTGAAGCAGGATATGACTTTATAAAAAATGAACTTGATCTACAAACGTATCAGGTGCCTTATCCTGCTGATTTTGAATTTACAACTAATGTTGTAATATGGATGGATCAATTTATTGATTGTCCTTATTACTTAGATCGTCAAGGTATAATAGTAACCAATGAAAAGAAAGCAATGGAATTGCATCTTTTTTCAGGTGATGTAAGAAAATATGGCTTAATAAAGGCCATGAATCGGCAAAAGTAATAGATTATTACTAAATAATCTCATATGTTAACTCATAAACATTTGGTAGTACGGGCAGAAGTTGACAAGCCCATAGTCAACAAAAACAAAGCGATCCAATTCTTACGATCCTTGATTAAAAAAATAAAAATGAAGCCTATGTATGGTCCTACAGCAAGTTACTGTAAAATGCCTGGAAATAGAGGAGTTACAGCGTTTGCTATAATAGAAACAAGTCATATTGCAATGCATATATGGGACGAATCTAATCCTTCGCTAGTGCAATTAGACGTGTATAGTTGCAGTGATTTTGACCCTAAGACTGTGTTCGAACACATAGAACCTATGCAACCTAGGCATATAGATTACAAATTTTTGGATAGAGAAAACAAATTTATTGAAGTTTTGGCAAATTAGTGGTTGACTCTTAGTATAGTTGGTGCTATAGTATATACATACTAAGGCACTGAGTTAAACAAGGAGTTACAATGGAAAACGTAGCAATTCGCACACTAAGCCCTAACAAGGCTAAAAACAGCATTAAACATGCTATTAAGAAACAACGTCCTATCTTTATTTGGGGACCTCCAGGTATTGGTAAATCGGACATTGTACACCAAATTGGTGAATACATGGACGCTCATGTAATTGACGTTCGTCTATCACTATGGGAACCTACAGACATCAAAGGCATTCCGTATTACGCCGCTAACGATAATACAATGAAATGGGCACCACCTGTAGAACTTCCAGATGAAAAGTTTGCTAAAAAACATAAAGCAATTATCCTTTTCTTAGATGAAATGAATTCTGCGGCGCCAGCAGTACAGGCGGCCGCTTATCAACTTATTCTTAACCGTAAGGTTGGCACATATGCATTGCCAGACAATGTTTATATTGTTGCCGCAGGTAACCGTGAAGCTGACAAAGGCGTAACATATCGTATGCCGGCGCCGTTGGCTAATCGTTTTGTTCACTTGGAACTTGCAGTCGATTTTGATGATTGGTTTCAATGGGCAGTAGATCACAACATCCACAAAGATGTTGTAGGTTACTTGACTTTTAGTAAAAAAGACCTTTACGATTTTGATCCGAAATCTCCAAGCCGTTCTTTTGCAACACCACGTAGTTGGTCGTTTGTAAGTGAACTGCTCGAAGATGAGCTTGATGAAGAAACAACAACTGATCTTGTGTCAGGTGCTGTAGGCGAAGGCCTTGCAATCAAGTTTGTCGCTCACCGTAAGGTAGCGGCTCAAATGCCTAACCCAACTGACATTTTGACAGGAAAGGTTAAAGAGCTAAAGACCAAAGAAATCAGTGCCATGTATTCCTTGACGGTCTCGCTCTGCTATGAACTTAAAGAAGCGTCCGACAAAGGCGATAAGAAGTTTGACAACAAAGTTGACAAGTTCTTGCGTTTTATGATGGATAACTTCGAAACTGAATTGGTTGTAATGGGTATCAAATTAGCCCTCACTCAATATGCCCTGCCAATTGATCCAGACGAAGTTGAATGTTTCGAAGAGTTTCATGATCGTTTTGGTAAGTATATCACCAAAGCACAACAGGCATAACACTAAGGAGTTTGGGCGGTCTCCTCAAAAAAACCGTCCATTTTTACTTGACAAAGGAGCAAATATTAAATATAATATATGCACAACTTAGGAGAACATGGCAATGACATCCGTAAAAGATACCGCAACAAAACTTAAAAATTGGCAACCAGATCCAAATATTACGCCTGAAGCACTTGCAGAAATGCGCAAGGAAGTGTTAGATAAAATAATTGTAGCTCGGGTAGGTTTGCTCCTAAGACATCCATTTTTTGGTAACATGGCCACACGTTTAAAAATACAAGCATGTGACGATTGGTGCCCTACTGCGGCTACAGACGGTCGTAATTTATATTTTAATACCCAATTTTTTAATGAATTGTCTAACAAAGAAATTGAATTTGTTATTGCACACGAGATCCTACACTGTGTATTTGATCATCTTACAAGACGTGATGATCGTAATCCTATGTTATACAATATTAGTGCAGACTATATTGTAAACAACTTGCTAGTACGAGATCGTATTGGAGAGAAACCTAAACTAATTGACTGCTTCCAAGATTTTAAATATGACGGCTGGACTTCAGAAGAAGTATACGACGAACTGTTTAAAGAAGCAGAAAAAAACGGCAAAGAATTTTTAGAACAACTTGGCGAATTACTAGACGAACACCTTGACTGGGAGGGCGATTCGCAAGATGGTAAAGACGGGAAGAACAAAAAGAAAGGTCCTCCTAAATACTCAAAAGAAGAGCTTCGTAAGATTAAAGAAGAAATTAAAGAAGGTATGATGAGCGCCGCACAGGCTGCAGGTGCAGGGAATCTTCCAGGTGAGATCAAACGTATGATCAAAGACCTTACAGATCCTAAAATGAATTGGCGTGAAATTTTACGTCAGCAGATTCAAAGTACTATTCGTAATGACTACACATTTAGCCGTCCGTCACGTAAGGCTTGGCACACTGGTGCTATTCTTCCTGGCATGAACTTTGACGAAACTATTGACATTTGTATTGGTATTGATATGAGTGGTTCGATTGGAAACGATCAAGCACAAGACTTCTTAGGTGAAGTAAAAGGAATCATGGACGAGTACAAGGAGTACAATATTAAACTATGGTGTTTTGACACAAAAGTATACAATGAACAGGATTTTAGTTCTGACAGTGGATCTAGTTTACTTGATTATGAAATCATGGGCGGTGGTGGTACCGACTTCGATTGCAATTGGGAATATATGAAAGAAAACGATATTGTTCCTAAGAAATTTATCATGTTTACAGACGGATATCCTTGGAGTTCATGGGGTGACGAGGACTATTGCGACACAGTCTTTATAATCCATTCTAACAGGGATAAAGATCTACAAGCACCATTTGGTACAACTGCACACTATGACAAAAACGCTGCTTAAGAATCCTAATCCATTAAACTTTTTTGACTGTAGAAAGTCAAAAGTTCCTCCACCTTACTTTGAATATATTAATATTCCTTTGAGGTATAATCTTGAAGATAGTATATCTAAATGGATATACCAACATCAAAAAGGCAGATATTATGTAGGCAAATCTGTAGGTATAACAGAAGAAAATAGTATAAACACTATACTAAAAATAGGGTTTGAAGACCCAAAAGAACTTTCTTATTTCACTTTGGCATGTCCACTTTTGAAATACAAGTAAATATTTTTCAATAATTAATATTATAAAGGAGTTAATTAACTATGACTGACGAAGTAAAAAACGCTGAAGCAACTGCGCAACCTGCTCCAGCAACAACTGCTCCTGCACAAGAAGCTCCAATAGAACTTACTGTACAGGATTTAGGCAACATCAAACAAATTATTGATGTAGCAAGCCAAAGAGGTGCTTTTAAACCAAACGAAATGACTATTGTTGGTACCACATATACTAAATTAGAATCATTTTTAAATGCTGTTGCGGCGCAACAAAAAGCTGCACAACCAGCAGCAACTGAAGGAGACAAATAATGGCCCTTAAACATGTAGGTCGCATTGCGGCTAATAAAAGGAAGGTAGTAGTGGCATATAGAACTATTCCTGGTGAACCAGAAAACTGTTTAGTAGTTACTACAGAAAATCTTGATGCAGCTGATCACGATTCATTAATGAAACTAGTAGAATCTGATGCAGGGCAACAAGAAGAAGAATTTGCAACTGCTATGGCAAGAACACGTCTATCAGATGGTAGAATTATGCTTGCAGGATTTCATACTACAGGTAAAATGACAAAAGTACCTACAAATAGTGTAGAAATGACACCAGACCGCAATACTGTTATTAAACTAGATGAACTTAACAAACTTATTGCAGAACAACGCGGTATTGCTATTGAGGATCTAGCAGTTAAATCTCCAGATAATCAACCATCTGAAAAACAAGAATCAACACTTGCTACTGCTAATGATGTTCCTCCTGCACAAGATGGCATTTTAAGTGATGAACAACTTGCAGCACAATACAGATCTCAAGCAGATTCTTTGTTTAAAGAAGCAAAAGCCTTGAGAGAACAAGCCGAAGCACTTGTTCCTACTAAGAAAAAGTCTGTAAAAGAAAGTGCCTAAAAAGAAAGTTCTACCAAAAGACATTGTAGAACATTGGCCGGAAGTACTCAAAGACGTAGAATTAAAAGTAGTACCGGTCAAGTATCTTCATGCGGTTAGAGTATATTTTAAGGATGGTAAAGTCTGGGATATTGATGTTGCTGAAACTCTTAAAAAGAACCCTAGCGAAAAAAGCATAGAAAAAACACTTGAAAACCTTTTTTTAGAATACGAAGACACTATACAAAACGTTGATTTTAGGCTTAATACTGCTAAAGTAAAAGCAGATATACAGGCTAGAACCAAATATTTTATGAAAAAACGCAGGTGAGATTATCTACAAAAATGTATAAATACATATAGATATTCCAGGAGTTAATAAATGGCCCTAAGATTAAGACGTGGTACAAACGCTGAAAGACTTACCGTAACGCCAGAAAGTGGCGAGATTATATATGTTACAGATTCGAAGAAACTATATGTTGGCGATGGTTCAACAGTAGGAGGAAATCTAGTAAGTGGTGTAAATGACATCATTGATGATGCAACACCGCAGCTGGGTGGAGATTTAGATCTAAATGGTAACAATATTACTGGTAACGGTAATATAAACATCAATGGTACAATTACTGCGTCTGGAAATATCAATCTTGGAGACGGTAGCGGCGATACAATTAGTGTTGGTGGAGAAGTAAGTGGTAACTTAATTCCAACAGCAGATAACTCTTTTGACTTAGGTTCTAACAGCAATAGATGGCAAAGTGCATTTTTCAGTAACTTGCAAGTAGATGGACAACTTGATGCAATAGCGATCAATGGTGACATTATTGCAGATGACAGTACTGTGGTTTTTGATGCTAGTGCAAACACACTACGAGCTGAATCATTAACAGGAACATTTACAGGTAACGTTATTGGTAATGTTACAGGTAATGTTATAGGTAATGTAACAGGTAATGCCGCTGGTAACCATACTGGAACTTTTCAAGGGGATATAACAGCAACAGGAACCTTTGATGGTGACATGACTGGTAGTGTATTTGGCAACGATAGTTCTGTTATGTTAGATGGTAATTCATCTGAAATAGTTGGTAACATTCGTGTAATTGCAGCCGACAGCACAGATTTTAAAATTATTTACAGATGTTTTGAAGATACAGATGCAGGACATGCATTATTATTAGGAAGAGCTAGAGGAACAGTTGATGCACCTACAGCTTTATTACCCGGTGATCAAACTGGTGGTGTGCTTTTTACTGACGCATCAAAACAATCAACTGTAGGAAGTATTTATGGTGAGGTTGATCCAGATGGTACACCAACTCCAACTGTAAGTCCTGGAAAAATTTCTTTCAGAGTTGCAAACAGTGTAGGTAGTCCTGTAGAAAGAGCATATATTTCTTCTAACGGATTTTTCAATACATTAGGTGTTCATGTAGGACAAAGTACTGCACCAACAGGTATTGGCTTCTACAGTTTAAATAGTAGTTCTGTACCAGGATCAGACGGTCCAAGACTACTAATGCGTAGAGCAAGAGGCACTTATGATACACCAACAGCAGTAGTTGACACAGACGTACTACACAGAATTACATTTGGTGGTCACGACGGTACTTCATTTAGTGATAATGCATTTATTACAGCTCGTGTTGATGGAACAGTTAGTACAGGTGTAATACCGACTAGCATTGATATTAAAACAACAGATAGCGCAGGAAGTGTACAAACAAACAGCACATATAGAACAGATGGTGCTACAGAATTTAATGGTGCTGTAAAACTTGCAAATTATGCTGACTCAACAGCAAGAGATGCAGCAATTCCAAATCCAGAAACAGGTATGATGGTGTTCTTGACAGGTACTTCTAAAGCACAAGTTAACACTGATGGTACAACAGGTGGTTGGGTAGACTTACACTAATACACTTTTGGTATTTTCTAAAACTTCAATATTCATAGATTGCATAGGTCCGATTTCGTACGCATGAAGAAAGCCTTTGAGTCCTTCAACATCTCCGTCCATCATCCAATCACTGGCATTTTCTTTTACGTAATCTAAACCTGCTCGCCAGATAGCATGTTCTTTAGAATCCTTATGTGCTGTCCAAAACCAATCATCTATTTCACTATACCAGTCTTTTGTACTTTTATTTGCTTGCCAATAATTATCGTGCCAAGTGCTATTATAAATTAATGGACGTAAAATACGCTCATGATATTTTCTATGGTTTGTCCATATTTCACTCATATTTTTTGGCCTCCAATAAGGCAAAAACTTAGGATTAAATTCTAGCCAACGCTTTATTACATGGCATTGTTTTGCAATTATATCTGCACCTTGTGGATGCCAATAAAAGTATTCTACACTGGTGTTATCATAATCTTCGATAAATTCACTTACAGTTGCAATGTTACAGGCTTTGTCACTAAAACACATTTTAAAAACGTTATCTTTGATATAGGTTCTTGGTTTTTCTATTCCTAATAACATACATATTTTTTTATCTTTGTCAAACCTTTTACGTATTTCTTTCATATGTAAAAAATTATGACGCATAAATCCGCTAGGGTTCATTCTTTCTCTAGTTTTTTCTATCCATCCTGCATCACCATAACTTCTAAATAAGTCAAACAATCCAGTGCTTAAATCGATGACACTAATTTTAGTATTTGGACTGCGTTTTTTTAATTCTTTCAATCTTGCTTCTGTTTGTAATTTGTATTCAGCACCCTCATTCCAGTTGTTCATATTGGTGGGGTTTATTGTAGTAAGGTTATTTAAATCTTCCATAACATTTGTAACAACTTCGTCGATAAACAATCCTTGTCTTAGAAATGCTTCTAGAATATTATTGCTATCACCGCCGCCGCTAAAAGCAAGACAAATATAATCATATTTTTCTCTAATTTGTTTTGCCCTTGCAAAATACAAATCATCTAGACTTTGTTGAGGTTCAATATGCCAAGGATAATTGTCAAATGTATCATTATTGAATATCCATTCTAAAGGTTTTTTTGACTGTGTTGAATGTATACAAGCATGAATTTTACTTGTAAAAATCTTATTATCACAAATATAGTAGCCTAATTCAGCATAAGGTATTTTCATCTTTTATAACTTCCTTGAAAAAATTAAAACGCGGATGCCAACGTATCAACAGCATTATTCTAGTGTCCTCAGTATTATGATTTTCTACACTATGTAAAACACTGGTATTGATAATTACTGGTGTTGTAATAGTATGACTTTCTATTACCTCAATTTTTGTTTTATCTATAGGCCATCTTCCGTCCATATTTTCTGCATCAACTTTATAAAATTTTGTTTCGCTTTTTTCTGTATTTGCAATAGGAATGTTTAAACCATACCAACTTAAATCTTGTAAATTCTTTATTCCGCCGCCATCAATGTGCGGAGGAATAT